TCGTTTACATCCCTTTCGTTCAATACAGGAGTTAAAGATATGTCTTGGAATTACCGCGTTGTTTTTGATGATGTCAATGCACTAGATAATGAGATTGGTGAGTACACTATTCGTGAAGTGTTTTATGACGAAGATGGTAAAATTGATTTCTGGGGCGATGAAGCCGCAGTTCCAAATGCTAATTCGTATGACGAACTTCAAGAAGATATGAATTTGTTCATGGAAGCATTTGAATTGCCATGCCTCGTTCTTACCATTGACGAAGAGACGGGTGAAGAATCACTTGTTGAATGGGTAAGCGACGAAGAGGTTGACGAGGAAGACGAAGAGTAATATTTAGCGCAACCCCCGGTCGGCAATCCCTGCCGGGGGACCATTTAATTCAGGTCGGCCATATCTGGTTTGTGTTCTGGGATGGTCAAGCGGCTGTATGTCCGTCTGTAGTTAATACAATGCTGCCACGCTGTACGGGGGCGTGGTTTAAGATAATGGCCTTTAGGTTATCCGAGAGCCATAGCCCGTACCCCTTATAGCACGTACTCCCCACGGAATACTGGGCGACCGCCGATCATTTCGCATAGTTCTGGTGGCAGCATTACGCCTTCATCGTCAAACGTAATCACGACAAAGCCTTGCTGCGACCTGCTAGGCGATCCTTCTGAATATTCAAATTGCGGACCAAACGGATCGGTCATCATGCCAGTCTCTACGCCCCAGCGTGATCCTCTACGGTCTCGCATGGCGGTGATTTGGAGTTGGTGCGTATGTCCTGTAACCATGCTTGTGCCGCTGTGGAGCGTGTTATTCCAACCCGCATGAATGCCTGAACGGAATCGGTGACGGATTTCTGTGTTATTGATTTCAAATGCCCATGCGATTTCCCAATCTGGGAAGTGTTCGCCCAAGGAGAGGATGTATCCATCAAGTTCTCCGGCATTGGCTGCGATGTAATTATCGATTCGGATGTCGTGGTTTCCCATGGTCCAGAGGCGGTGCTTGGTTTTCGGGAGCATTTTAAGCCACTTCTTGGCAGTCTCGATTTCTTTTTCGATTTTTGGCGCTTTGCTGCCGCGTATTGACGGGTGCCGACTAATCCTAGCGCCATCGATAACGTCTCCATTCAAGATGATTCCATCAACCTTGAGAGACTTAGCTATTTTTGTGAAGGCTTTATAAATTAATGGTGGTTCACCTTCCCATATATGAAAGTCTGATCCAATAATCCAACGGCTTGATGGGATTTCTTTTCTAACTAACCGCTCGTAAACCCATTGCTTAGGGGAAATAACATCTGAAATACCATTGGGGAATTTTGCTTTTGCTTTTGCTAATCTATGTTGGAATGTTGTAGATGAAATATTAATTGCTCTGGCTGCTGCCCATCCGTTTCGCTTGTGTTCTTCCCAAAGTCTTAACGTATCAATCATAATTTCAATGCTAAGTGGAGCAGTTGCCATTGTTTTATTCTCCTGTGAATTTCGCAGAACGTAAATGCAATTTGTGTCGCTTTTATATATTTTTGCGAGACATGTCCAATTTAAGTGACAACNATGGTTAATTGAAAGGGTANTAAGTGATTCGNACAGGCAATTTTCGTTATGTGCCGTGGGAAAANATTGACGAGTATCATCTAATAGGTTGGATGATTGTCNGTTATTTAGGTTGCCACTCTGTACTTATGTGGCGNTGCGACTGCCCAAATTGACACAAACCATGAACAATGTATTATGAAAAAAGATGCCCCGCCGGAGACTAGCTCAACAGCGGGGCTATCTGAACCAAANATGTTCTTGGCAGGACAGGGTTCAGACAAAGACAACATAACTGTTTGTTTGCGTTTGATCAATCCCGTTNCGTCAANTTTGTCTTAAGTCATTGAGTGTCACCCAGCATTTGCTGATTGAGTGAACGATATGATGGTTCAGACGGCTTTTTGACGGTCTGTGCTGTGATCAGATCGGGACTTGCTGGCGGTCATAAACGCTAGAGACGACGCTGCCGGAACTTTGCCCATTGGGATTTCCGACGGTCCTGTTAGCCGGGAAGGCGCAGGGATAGCCATCAACTAATCATACCCCATTGGACAGGCGTATAGTCTGGGGGGCGTACTGGCTCTACGATAGTTGGGAACACCAACAAGGCATTGATGGGTAAACAGCGTCCGTATCCCCTCCCCGATCCGCGTCCTACGTCAACAATCTCCTTTGTTGGTAGGGGGAGAAGCGGAAAGCGGAACTTTGCCTAAATTCTGAAATAGGTTATAGTGCGCCATCAATTGTGAGGAATAACCAATGGCTCTTACTCCCGGCCTTAGCCCTAATATTCGTTTGCCCGATCTCAATGAGCAATCTTCTGAGCCAAATGAAGGCATGGATATTGTTGTTGAGATGGAAAATGAAGGCGACGAAGACAAGCCAGAAATGGACATGGACGGCAATGTCCTGCGTATTGAGCACCCTGACGGCACCATAAGCGTATCCTTGGATGGTAAGCCAATTGAAAATGCTACCAAGAAAAACCAAGAAGGCTGGTTCGCTAATTTGGCTGAAGACCTTGANGATGCCGAACTTAGTCGTATTGCGGAAGACNTGACGCGGGGAATTAGCAATGACCTNACAAGCCGAGAAGAGTGGATACAAGAACGGGCGCAGGGAATTAAACTTCTCGGCCTCAAGATTGAANTCCCCGGACTTCAAGGAACCCCAGACGGTGCGCCTGTTGAGGGAATGTCAAAGGTTCGCCATCCCCTGCTGCTTGAGGCTGTGTTGCGCTTTCAGGCAAATGCGAGATCAGAACTTCTTCCGACAGATGGGCCAGTGAAAATTAGGGATGATTCGACACATGGGTCACCTGATCGGGATAAGTTGGCCAATGCCCTTGAGAAGGACATGAACCATTACCTGACTGCGGTGGCTAAAGAATATTATCCAGACACGGATAAGATGTTGTTATTGCTTGGTTTTGGCGGCACATCGTTCAAAAAAGTTTATTATTGCCCATTGCGTAATCGGCCAGTATCCGAATCAATTGACGCTGATGACTTGATTGTTAACAACTCGGCAACGGATTTGGATGGCGCACGTCGTGTCACGCACCGTATTTACATGAGGCCATCAGTTGTAAAGAGGATGCAAATCCTTGGNGTTTATCGTGATATTGAGTTGAACGATGCCAAGCAGCCAAANCTTGATGCAGTTCAAATGGAAAAGAANGCACAGCAAGGCATCCAACAAGATAGTTACAACACCGAAGACCGTGACCGTGAAATATATGAATGCTATTGCGAATTANATATTAAAGGCTTTGAGCATANAATTGAAGGATCAGTAAGCGGTCTAGAAGTTCCGTATCGCGTTACTATTGACGTGTCATCTAAACAGATATTGTCNATTGTCCGTAACTTTAATGAAGACACCAAGGATTTGCCGGAACCCCGTAAAACCTTTGTGAAATACACATTCGTNCCGGGTTTTGGGTTNTANGACATTGGATTGCTGCATATTCTTGGCAATACTACCAATGCTGTAACTGCTGCGTGGCGTGAATTACTTGACGCTGGTATGTATGCTAACTTCCCCGGCTTCTTGTATGCCAAGCAGTCTGGTCGTCAAAACAGCAACATCTTCCGCGTTCCTCCGGGCGGCGGCGCTCAGATTGACACTGGCGGTATGCCAATCAATCAGGCGGTAATGCCACTGCCTTACAAAGAACCATCACAAGCGTTGAATGCTTTGGTGGAACAAATGAGCCAATACGGTCAACGCCTTGGGGGTACTTCTGAAGTNANCGTNGGTGAAGGCCGGTCGGANGCTCCAGTGGGTACAACGATTGCATTGATTGAACAGGCAGTTAAAGTTCTTAACTCAGTTCATAAGCGTATGCATTCGGCTCAGGCTGAAGAGTTTCAATTATTGGCTGAGTGCTTCAAAGAGAACCCCGAATCATTTTGGCAACGGAACCGTCGGCCTAATATCCCTTGGGATGAACAACAGTTCATGCAAGCATTAAATGACTTTGATATGGTGCCACAGGCTGACCCGAACACATCATCAAACAGCCAACGCATTATGAAAACGGCTGCATTAGTTCAAATGGCAATGTCAGACCCGCAAGGATTTAATTTGCCAGAAGTTCGCCGTGAAGCCCTTTCAACGATTGGTTGGGAAAGCCCGGAACGGTTCTTGGCCGCTCCAGTTCCTCCGCAGCCTAATCCAGTGGACCAAGCCAAGATGCTTGATTTGCAAGCCAAGATGATGACGGCTCAGGCTAAGATGGCTGAGGCGCAACATACGGTTCAAGGCGGTGATAAACCTCAACAATCACCGCAAGAAATGCAATTAAAGATGATGTCTGAACAAAATCAGGCTGATGAAACCAAGCAAAAGGCTATGGATTCTCAGTTAGATTCGGAAAATCGTCAACGTGATCGTGAAAGTCGTGAGCGTTTGGCGGCAGTTAAATTGGCTGAAGAAGTTATGAAAAACCCAATGGATGGGATGCAGGTGGTAAAGCAAATGCTTGATCCCGGCATGATCCAACGGCTTGAAGCAAATGAACCTACTGGGGGCAAACTTCAATAAAGGGTTGATTGTGACTGAGTAACTTGGGATAGTGGCTTCACTTGGACCGCTGCGGCGGCGAGTGGCTGTGGGATGGTCTCACGGTTAGTCATCGGGCATTACCTTTGCGGGTCTGTCCGGCTTCAAGTCCTCCTGTTTTCCTGACTTAACCCCTCTTTCGTTTATCTCCGGCGGAAGAGGGGTATTTTCAAGGACTGATTTATTGATTGAACTAATACGACAATACGGCGCTGTAATAGAACTTGGTGTTGGTCTTGGGTGGTTTGGCGGTGTATCTTACGTAGTACACATGGCTGCAAGACTATTAGTTGGCAAATAGGCCAATATACCATATTATGCCATCGCTTGAGGAGATAAGCGATATGCAACGTCACTTTGATAATACTGCCATTGGCAATGCCCTAAGAATGGCTATTGATAAAATTTCCCCTAATATTGAAATTCCTCATTTAATATCAAACAATTTAAATGAATTGTTAGCGCATCTTCGTAAACATCATGAAATTGGTGGCAGAGCGCATTTTGATGATGGCGGTGATGCTGGTGGTGACGTTCGTGGCGGTGATAACCCCGGTGGCTATAGCGGTGACACGGGTCGTTTTAGCGGAAACCAAGACGCAGCAAATAATTTTCGTATGGGTGATTCGCCCGGCGGTTTTGGCGGCGATACTGGCCGTTATTCATCACATGATGTTGGCGTTGAACAGGGTGCTATCAATGCTCAAACGGCTCGTGATCAACAAAATCAACAAAATGAAAGACAGGCCCAACAAAATAATCCTGAAGGATATTCTGTTCGAACTAATGATGTTCCGGGTGGTTTAGGTGGTGATACTGGTCGTTATAATGGACCAACAAATCAAGCAGAGGCTCAACAGAATTTTGCGGCGGCTGTATTGCAGGGCAATATTCAACGCGCTCGTCAACAGCAACAACAAGCATTTGATAAATATATGAACCAGATACAAGGACCNGAAAGCGGCGGTCAGGGTTCNGCATACAATGCTCAGACGGGTGCTTTTGGTGCGTATCAATTAATGCCATCTACGGCATTAGGGCTTATGCAAAAGTATGCTCCGGGTGAAACATATCGTCAGGCTTTAGGAACATCAAACCCNGCTGATGTTGCTGCGGGTGGGTTAAATGCCGGTCCGGGGTATGTTGGCTTAACTCCTCAAGAACAATTGAGGGATGTAACGCTTAATCAAGACCTTCAACGAACATTGGCTGAAGGTTTAACCCGCGATAATATGGCTACATTGTCTTCGGCGGGGGTTCCAATTAACAGTGGTTCGCTTTACACGGCTCACTTGTTGGGGGCCGGTGATGCTTTGAAGGTATTACAATCCGATCCAAATACTCTTCTTTCTCAAACAGGCATTAACCCTCAGGCTATTTCCAATAATAAACTTGAAGGAATGACGGCGGGTCAGTTATTGGCTCGTTCTGGTAGCCAAATGGCCGCAACTCCTGCATCTGGTGTATCTTCAGCGGGTGGTTATGGTAGATTGGCTGAAAACGTCACCGATAATTCTGGCGCTAGAATTACGGATGCAACGGCAAGCCCAGATGCGGCTGTAACTGCTGCAAAAGCGGCGGCAACAGCACAACAATCAAGCATTTTTGATAAAATATTTGGTTCTACACAAGACCAAATTGATAAATTGGCGGCTCAGGGTCAATATTCAGGCATGGATAAACAGCAATATGCTGATAAATTTGCCAATGGCGATCCAAATGCAGTCAAAGAACGCATTATTTATGATAATGGTCAGCCAAAAGTTGATTATTATACTAAAGACTTAACCCAAGCGTTATTTGGTGATCCATTAAAAGCCCTTCAAACTGGTATTAGTGGATTATTCAAACCATCAACGTCCGATAATGGTTTCCGTTCCTCTGTTACTCAACCCACAGATAATGCAGCACCTACATATGGTGGGCATGGTGGGCAACAGGCTATTAATCAGGCTATTGCGGTGGCTCAACCTCAACAAGTTGCAGCATCTGCACCATATATTGCACAACTTGGCAATTATAATTCTCAATTACCATCCACGACAGGCCAGACGGCGGAACAGTGGGCTGCGGCCAATACAGGCGGCGACATGAGCAGGGTCAATGGCCGAATCAAGTACGTCAATGGCGCACCAATGCTAGAGTTTTACAGTGCGTAAAGATCGATTGTACAAATGATAAAATCGCGCTATTATCTGCCGTCCCTGTCAGGAGTTGCACATGTCAGACCTTGCTAAATCATCCCGTAATGCGATGCGTGAAAAGGCTGTTCGCCTTACATCTGGTGAACCTCATACCAAGGTTGATTCGTCCACGTGGACGCCACCTGAGATGGAAAATGCTGGTGTAAAGACCGGCGCACGTCCAATTAGCAAGCGTCAATACAAGTCAGGCGGCAAGGTTCATGGCGGCATGGCCAAGAAGCGTTCTGACCGTATGGCCCGTAAATCTGGTGGCAAGGCAGAAAGCGCAGACCGTTCAAAGCGTTACCTGACCCCTGACAATTTATTAAACCGTGACGTTCGCATGGCAAATGATGAACGTGAAGGCACGAAGCACATTGGCGCTTTCAAGAAGGGTGGCCGCATCCACAAGGACGACGGTGGCTCCATTGAGGATTTGATTCGTCAGGACCAGATTGAGCAAGGGATGAAGGGCCGTGGATTGCCGATGCGCGTTCCTATGCCAACGCCTCGCCCTGCCGATAAGGTTCAGCCATATCGTGGGCCGAAGCCAACCTCTAACCCTAATTCGGGTTACAAAAAGGGTGGCATGGCTGCGAAGCATCCTGATGAGAAGGAAGACAAGGCGCTCATCAAGAAGATGATTAAGTCGTCAGCCATGAAGCGTGATGAACATTGCTGGGGCGGTGAAGCCAAATCTAAAAAGGCTGATGGCGGTAAAATTGATTGGCTCCGTAAGAAACATGCTTCTGGTGGCGAAGTATTTTCTGGTGATTCGAAGTCTAAGGTTCCCGGCGTTGTTCCGGGTGGCCGTGATGCTCATAAGCATGGTGGCAAGGCCAAGGGTAAGACTCACATTAATATTAATGTGAATGCGCATCCTGCTGGTATGCCTATGGCTGGTGGACCAATGGGTGGTCCTCCAATGCCTCCAATGCCTCCTCATCCTCCAATGGCTCCCCCATCTGCTCCAATGGGCGGCGCTCCAATGGGTGGCGCACAGACTGATCCGGCTTTGTTGGCGGCTCTCGCTGGTGGCCGTGGTCCTCAACCTCCAATGGGCGGCGGTATGCCAATGGGTCGCAAGTCTGGTGGTCGCACCAATGCAAAGACCATTCACGTTATTGATAATGCTGCTGGTGGTGGCTTGGGTCGTCTTGAGAAGATTAAGGCGTACGGCGAACAACAGAAGCATCTTCGTTAAGTTCATCCTCCCGATGGATAACTGGGCTGGGGCTAACGCTCCGGCCCTTTTTTTATGAAAAATTGCTGGGACATTGCAATCATCGCAAACAAATTAACCTAATGCGGTACTATATTACCGCTCATGGTACAGACTTATTCAGACAGATACGCCCGAATACTTGCTCAACTCATTGATGAAACCATCAGTGAGGAGATTGAATACATGGGCAAAGGCATGATCGAGAACCTCTCGGATTACAAATACCGAGCGGGTATCATCTATGGCTTGCGAAAGGTAATCGACCTTATGGACGAGGCCGATGCCATTAATAACGGTAAAGAAAGGAACGTATAATGCCATTCATGCGGATGGAACACGCCGAAGACCCTAAAGAGTTTATTCATAAGGAAATTGGGTCAGTAGAAGACATTGGTGTTTTTAATAATCAACTATTGGTCGCCATTTATATGCGGCCACAAAAAACAAAGAGCGGCATTATTTTGTCGGACTCAACCCGTGAAGAAGACCGTTATCAGGGCAAAGTTGGCCTTGTTCTAAAAAAAGGCCCAACGGCTTTTGTGGACCCAGATCATAAGTGGTTTGTTGATACGAATGTTGAAGTTGGTGACTGGGTTTACTTCCGTGTGACTGATGGATGGTCAATCAACGTACATGGTGTTTCGTGCCGTATGCTTGAAGATACGGACATCCGAGGCAGCACAAAGTACCCAGACGCTGTTTGGTAAGAGGATAACATGACTGAAGATATTGAAGTGCAGCCAGAATTTGAAATTGAGGACAAAATAGAAGTCATCAATGATCAAGATGAGCCTGTAAAAATAGAAAAAGCAGAAAAAGTAGCTGATAATGATGAGGTAACACCAGAGCAAGGTATTACCCAACTTAAAAAGCAACTTGAAGACGAGCAAAAAGCCCGTGCTGAAGCAGAACAACGCGCCCGTGAAGCCCAACAGATGGCTCAAAAGGCGCAGCGGGAAGTTCAGGACGGCGATTTTCAATTGATTGTTAGCGCAATTGATAAGGCCAAGAGCAATTCGGAACTATTAAAGAATGCTTACGCCGAAGCAATGGCTGCGGGTGATTATCGTAAGGTTGCAGACATCCAAGAAGCGTTGGCTCTTAATGCGAATAAGTTGTCTACGCTTGAGAATGGCAAGTCCGCCCTTGAAAACAAGTTGCGACAGCCCGTTCAGCCAGTTGCCAATGATCCAGTTGAGGAATTTGCTGCCCGTTTGACGCCTCGTTCCGCTGCTTGGATCAGAAATAACCCTGATTACGCTCGTGATCCGGGTAAATACAACGCAATGGTTCGCGCCCACAACCACGCAATGGGTGAGGGACACGTTCCAGATAGTGATTCGTATTTCCAGCACGTTGAAATGCGGTTGGGAATGCGGAAACCACCAGAACCAGAAATAGATGAAGAGGTAGTTTCAGTGGCCGCAACGCCTGTACAGAAAAGAACAAGTGTTCCGCCATCCGCTCCCACAACGCGGGTTGCATCTAATACATCTGGCAAGCCTACCACGGTCAGATTATCCGCTGAACAGCGGGAAATGGCATCAATGATGGGCTACACACCTGAAGAATATGCAAAAAACATGGTCGCGCTGAAGCGTGAAGGCCGTTTGAACTAAGGATATGATTATGACTGAAGAAACCAAGTATAAATTAGAAAAGACACCTGCCCGTCCGGCTGTCCGTGACGCAATCCGTGACGAAGACCCCCGCGAACGTGCGGCTCGTCGTGCCGAACAGATTAGAAACCAGCGTGGCGGACTTGATAGTGATGGCATTGATGAGTTCTTTGTCGATCCCGCCCTTGTTCCTGATGGTTGGTCGTATGAGTGGAAACGCCATACGTTCCTTGGCAAAGAAGACCCATCTTATGCGGTTCAGGTTGCTCGTGGTGGTTGGGAGCCGGTTCCAGCAAGCCGCCACCCTGAGATGATGCCATCGGGTAATTACACTATTATTGAGCGTAAAGGCCAAATTTTGATGGAGCGTCCTTTGACGTTGACAAATGAAGCGCGTGATATAGAATTGCGTCGTGCTAGAAACCAAGTTCGTGCTAAAGAAGCACAACTTAGTACCGCACCGGATGGTACAATGACCCGCGAACATGAGCGAGTCCGCCCTTCGGTCAAAAAGTCGTTTACTCCTATGGAAATTCCAGAGGATCGGTAACGACTTCAAACTTGCCCTAGGGGAGGCAGGTTAAAATTGTTTTCTAGGTTGGCAGTGCTAGGCGCATAGCAACCTTCATCATTCAGGATTATCTGCTATGGCGAATACGCAAGCGTATTTTGGCTTCTTGCAGTTTCAGGGTGGTGCTGGCGGCGCTCCTACGTTCGCTCAGTCCACTCGTCGTATTGCAAGCACCAACACCACGGCCATTTACACTGGCGACCCGGTAATGCCGGTCGTTAGCACGGCCAATGGTTATATTACTCAGGCTGCTCCCGGCACGACTGCCCTCGCTGGCATTTTTGTTGGTTGCAAATATCTTTCAACTTCTCAGAANCGTACGGTTTGGTCTTCTTATTGGCCGGGTTCGGANGCAACGGGCGACGTCGAGGCTTATGTTATCGATGATCCAAACGCACGTTTCGTTGTTCAGACCAGCACGTCCTCGTTCCCAATGACGGGTACTGCAACCAACATGACTTCTGGTGTTATTGGTCAGAATGCTCAGTTCTCGATTGGTACAGGTTCAACGGCCACTGGTCGTTCGGGCGCTTATCTCTCGTCGCTCGGTACGACGGCTACNTTCCCATTCACTATCGTCGATTACGCAATTGGCTTCGGTAACGGTGGCGATCCTACAACGCAGTATTGCAATGTGATCGTTCAGTTCAATAACGAAGTATGGCGTTCTAACGGCGCAGTGACCGGCATCTCGTAAGGAGTAAATAATCATGGCTGTTAATCTTTCACAGATTAAAGACCTTTTGCTCCCCGGTCTCCGTGGCGTTGAAGGCAAGTATGAGATGATCCCATCTCAGTACGACAAGATTTTCACTAAGCACGAATCAAAGATGGCTCTCGAACGTACCGCTGAAATGCGTTACCTTGGTTTGGCACAGTTGAAGACCGAAGGCGGTCAGACTTCGTTTGATTCGGGCGCTGGTGAGCGTTTTGTCTACAATCAGGAGCACACGGAAATCGCACTTGGTTACGCGATCACCCGTAAGGCAATTGATGACAACCTCTACAAGACGCAGTTTATGCCGTCGAACCTTGGCCTGATTGAATCGTTTCAGCAGACTAAGGAAATCTACGGTGCAAACCTTCTTAATACGGCTACGACTTATAATGCTTCGGTCGGCGGTGACGGTGTAGCACTTTGCGCCACCAACCATCCGATTGACGGTTCCACCGTATCGAACACCTTCACGATCCAGCAGGATTTGAACGAATCCTCGCTCCTTAACGGTATGATCAACATTCGTACCAACTTTAAGGATCAGGCTGGCCTGAAAGTGTTTGCTCGCGGTCGCAAGTTGATCGTTCCTCCACAGCTTGAGCCAGTTGCTATTCGTCTGACGAAGACTGAATTGCGTCCGGGTACTGCGGATAATGATGTCAACGCAATCCTTAGCACGGCAGGCGGTTTGCCAGAGGGTTACATCGTAAACGACTTCTTGACGTCGCCTTACGCATGGTTCCTGCTCACCAGCATTGACGGTCTGGCTTACATGGAGCGTATTAAGTTCGAAAGTGACATGCAAGTNGACTTCGTTACTGATAACCTCCTTGTGAAGGGCTACGAGCGTTATAGCTTTGGATACTACAACTGGAGGGCCATCTTTGGATCGTTCCCAACATCTTGATTTTGTTGGATAAAATTGTCCTTAGATAGTTTGTTGTAAAAGTCATCAAAAAGGTTTATGGTTTAAAAATCACAAACCGGAGAGATGACAATGAAGGGTAAATCGGTAATACCAAGCCTTACGCATAAAGAAATTCAGGACGCATTGGATTACGATCCGCAGACTGGAATATTTGTGTGGAAGATACGTCCAGCCAAGAATGTTAGGGTCGGGACTAGGGCAGGCGGAGATTGTAACGTTGGTTACAGAAATATCCGTTTACTTGGTCAAGAAATAACAGAGGGTCGT